AACGCTGCTTTATGACGAGGAAGAAGCCCCCAGTGTGAAGCCTTGCAGCGTTGACATTCTCGGCATTTCTTTGGGCGAAGAAGGTTTGCTCATCATCCCGCGTGAAGTCCGTATGCAGTGTGAACCGCTGGTTAATGCGGCGAATGCCCTGATGAACGCTCTGAATGACCTGCCCGTCAGCACTGTGGACAAGAACGCTATCGCCATGTTGGCCGCTGATCTGATGGCGCAGGCAGAGCAGGAAGGTGTGAAGAACGGCGTTGAAGCCTATACAGATTTTACCCACGACATGATCCCGGAGAAGTTTGCAGAACTCGTGAAGTCCTGTCAAAGACGATTCCATGCCGTCCTGAGTAACCTCCAAGACCGCTGACAAACAACGAAGCCGCCTTTCCCTGCGCCAACAGGGACGGGCGGCAAGTGGCGGGACAACGCATTGCAGTAATGTTTCCCGCCCTCTATTTTATCAAAATGTGGAGGATTTTTCAATGTTTGGTTACACCGCTTATCAATTTTCGTGCGTGGCCCCGTTCGCCCTGGTTTGTTTCCTCGGTGCCGCTGTGATGTGGTTCAGCGGCATGCGGTAAGGGGGCTTGACAGTATGTGCCTGAATGATGTGGATTATGGGCAGTTGGCCGGAGCTGTAGAGGACATTCACAATCTGCTGTCGATTTTTGCAGAATGGTTTGAAGAAAGCCACAAAGCGAATAACCTTGACCGCAGCCACACAAGAGACGAGATCACGTTTCTATGGGAAGCTGCCCCGCGGTATGATTCGCTCCTGAGTGCTGCTATATGCGACGTTGCAGGACTGAAAGACCAGCTCAACGAGCTGACAGACAAGCAGATTGCAGCTATGGAAGCTGCAAACAAGTAATCGAATGGAGGTAACATCATGGAAGCAACTATTAAAGCCCTGAAAGCCAGAGCAAACGCCCACAACCTTGCTGTGTATGTGGATAAGAACACGGATTCTTTCTATATCGCAGATCGTGCAACTAATAGCGTGATCGCACCGCCGCCGATGTGTCTTGAAGCTGTGGCGGAATGGCTGGACGACTACGAGAAGGAAGCAGCCAAAGAATGACACTACACGGTGAAATTCTTGAAGTTATGTCCGCTTTATGGTACAATATGAGCGTAGTACAAGCGCTCTTTTAGACCATTACAATGCGTAAAATTTAACGGTGGTGCGTGGAGTACAGAGCGCCACCCCCACCCCTGAGAGCGTATGACGGCCCAGCAAGCCGCTGTGCGCTCTTTTTATTTGCCGGAGGTCATTCTATACCATGACGAAAACGAAGCTCAAGAAGTGCCCTGTGTGCGGCGCTGTGATGTGGCATTTTGCCAATGAAAGCCGCTGCCTTGAATGTGCAGCATGGGAAGCCCAGGACGAAAAGGAACGGGCCCGCGTCCGTACTCTAGCATGGGCCGCATACCATGCGGAACACGGTGAACCGCTGTCACTGGGTGAAGCTGCCGCTATGGCTGATGCTGTGGGCATGAGCTACGGCGCATACAGTTTACAGTTGTCCCAGCAAAAACGTAATGTGGCAATAAAATGACATTTCATAGCATTATATTTGCATTTCACAACATTCTGTGGTATACTGAGCGTAGCAGGCGGTTTATAGCGCCGTCCGGCTCCTGACTGCTCTTTGCTGCACGGTCTGGCTGTGGGTGTGCCATGACCCACGATCAGAGCGCCCAGCATTGCAGGAGCGGACATACCCCTTGCACCGGACTTTTCCTTTCCCCGGTGCACCATGCGCGGCATAAGGTGCCGCCTGCTATTTTTCACGTCTACTCATACGGAAAATGAGGTGCTATCAATGGAGAATCCCAACACTACCCCCAGCGCCGCCCAGCAGCCCGAAAATAACGGCTCTGAGCGGATGTTTACCCAATCCGAACTAAATACCATCGTTGCAGATCGGCTTGCCCGTGAGCGCTCCAAGAGTGCCGAGCGCGTGGGCGACCTTGACGCACGAGAAAAAGACCTGAAAGCCCGCGAGGAAGCGTTGGAAGCCAAAAGCCAGCGCTTCAACCAGTGGGAAGCCCGGGAAGCCTGCAAGCAGTATCTGACTGATAACCATATCAGCACGGCGCTGCTGGATAAGCTGGACACCAGCGACCCGGAAGCGTTCAAGACTGCTGTAAAGGCGGTGCAGAGCGTCACCGGCAACGGGTACACCGTCACCACCACGACCACCGGTGCAAAGGTGGACACCCCGCCGATGTGGCTTTCTCAGGGCAAAGACAAAGACGCTGAGTTAAAGCGGGCTTTCGGTCTGAACAACTGAAAGAGGATCTATAAATGGCTATTGAGTTAGCAACCCAGTTCCAGGCATATACAGACGAACAGTTTTACTCCGAGAGCAAGACCAGCCTTGTAACCAACAAGGATTTCAATTTTGATGGCGCAAAGACCATCAAGCTGTATAAGGTCAAAACCACCGATATGGAGGACTTCAACCGCAACGGCCCCATTCTGGACGGCAACAAGTCCCAGTATGGCACGATCAGCACCCTGCAGGCCACCACCGAGACATTCACGATCAACAAAGATCGTTCTTTCACGTTCGAGGTGGACAAGATGGACACGGACGAAACCAAGATGCAGGTTGCAGCCGCCAGCGCTCTGGCACGGCAGCAGCGTGAGAAGGTGTTCCCGGAGATCGACTCCTATGTTTACAGCGTGATGGCGGCAAATGCAGGCATTAAGCCGGAAGCCGCAGCCCTGACCGCTGAAAACATCTATACGCAGATCATCACGGCAAATGCCCAGATGGATGAC